CCAGAACGATTTTGCCTTGCCAGCAATGATGCGGCTGTTGATCAGGGTCTTCCGTGTCTGGTCGGGTTGGACACTCATGCGCACAAACAGAGCCGCGGCCAGTGGATCATATTTTTTGCCACCCCTACCCGCCACCCCGAGAGACAGGCCAAGTCCAAGACCGATCATTGAGAAATCCTCATATTGTAATCATTGGCCCACGCTTGGCAGTCTCGTGCCAACTGGTCGCGATTGTCGGCGGCGACGTTCCAGCGCCATGAATGGATAACCCACGGCTCATCGCGGAGCTTCACGCGCTCCATCAGTGCTGTGCATGCGGCGGGGAGAATGAGGACAGGCTGACGTGCGGCAGTCTCGCCCTTGACGACGGATGCGGCCTTGAGACGTTGCCCGGTCGTTTGGCAACCCGTAAAGCTCATGAGCAGCAGCGCGACGGCTGCGAGGATTAGCGCTCGGATAGCCATTTCTTGTCGCTTTCGTTAGGGCGGGAAAGGGTGGCGTCCTTGGCGGCTTCTTCGGCCAACCGGTCGATCACGGCCTCTGCTGCCTGTTTCGCCTTGGTGGCGTCGTCAGCGCGCTTGCTGGCTGCGGCTAGGGATTGGTCAGCGGCAGTGCGTAGTTCGCGCTCTCGGTCAAGCTGGGCCTGAAGCGCATCCCGCTCCGACTGCTGGACGTAGCCGGACAGCGCTTGGCGCCGAACATAAGGGTTGTCGATCGTCTCATTGTAGAGATGGGCAAGTGCCAGCATCGCCAGCGCGCCGACGGCCATGTAGATGTAGGTCAGGACGCTCATGGCTCCACCTTTACCGTTGTGTCAGTATCGCCCTGATCAACGGCCTGCTGGGCAATGTCGGTTTTAACCTGGGTGTTTTTCTCCCAGACAGCGCCAAACACGTAGCTGCCAATTATGCCGCCGATGAGCAGGATCAGGTTCATGGCCACGGTATCGCTGAGAGCTATCGGCCGCCCCCAGACAGCCAGGTACGTCACGAGGCCAGCAGACCAGATGAGGGCAATGATGATAATGCGGCGCCGAACCGCCCACTCCGCGGACGCTTTGTGATCCATGAAGAACTTCATCACATCAGCCTTCGAATAGCTGGGATTTCTTCGCCCAGTCGCGCCATGGGTGGAGTTCGAAATGGGGCATATCCCATGCATCAGACGTGGTCTTATCATCCCAGCCTGAAGCTGATCGCGACGGAAGCAATCAAGGAAATTGATTTCCGGGTTCTCGACAGCACGCGCGGCCGTGACGCGCAGAACCGGGCGTTCCAGACAGGCAAGAGCAAGGCGAAGTTCGGCCAGTCGGCGCACAACTATGTGCCGGCGATTGCCTTTGATCTATTCCCGTTCCCGTATGACTGGAACGACCGTAAGGCTTTCACCAAGCTTGCCGCTATCGTCATGAGGATTGCCAAGGAGAAGGGCATCCCGCTTCGCTGGGGCGGCGATTGGAACATGGACGGTGACACTTCTCAAGGTTCTTCATTGATGCGGCGCCGAAAACGGGCATCTCGTGTTCTCCTGATTGTGGTTATGGGTGCCGGGTTACGCTACCGGCCAAGCGATGGGGGCGATCTCGCCAAGGAACTGCTCGACGGTGGGCTGTGGCCGCTGGCCTGCCTGCACCTTCGCAAGCTCACCGTAAGCATAGAACCAGACGTTATCGCGCCATGCGACGAAGGCCTGAGCCTCTGCCGCCCATTTGGGTTTTGTCGACGCCGTGTAGGACGCCAGCGTCACACCATCGCGGAACTGTTTTTCGCGCGCGGTGGTGTCGACAAGATTCTGGATTGCGTTTTCGTAGTCGGTGATGGTGGGGGTTGGGGCTGATATCGCCTCGATTTCCGCGATTTCTTCGGGCGTCATTGGACGCTCTACAGTTTCGCCTGTTTCGGCGTCATGGATTATCACCATCATCCGCGAATTCCTTCTATGAAAAATTTCCCGTAAAGGAAGGATCCAGACGACGCCAAAATCCTGATTGCGTTTCGTGGCACTGCACTTTGTATGCGGTGACCTACATGGCGACCGACTCTGCCTGTTGTTGTATCAAATACTGTTTGACCGATCGCATAAGCGGCAACCGGCGCATTGAATGCTGATATCGTAACAACCCCTGATGAATCTTCGTTTCCAAGCAGCATCGAAGCTATCCCGCCATCCCCGCCAGATACCGCCGATGTCGAACCGTTGAATAGGTTATCGACAAGATTGTACCTGTAGTCCGTTGTCGCTGTTAAGAAAGTCGCTCCGTTATCTGTTGAAACTTGAACACCGGTATATCCACCGACCGACACTGCGGCTCTATGAGTGATTCTAATCGAGTAGAAGGGAGAGAGGTTGGTCACAACAGCATTAGTCCCGCTGTTTAGATCAATCGTTACGATAGGCTCCCAGCCACCTAGCAGTTGACGCACCTGCGCAGGCGTCAAATCCTCGACATCACCGGTTCCGGCCGTAAAACGCCCTTTGATCGCAGGCGCGGTGAGTTGCGACAAAAGTGTATTGCCGACAACGTTGTTTGGTGCCTTCTTGAGAAGCTTGCCGGTTGTATCTGCAAAGACCGCCAAGTCATTGACCGCAACGCCACCAGCAGGACCGACAACATCGCCAATTCCCGTGCCATCAGTTCCCTTGCGCGCCAGCAGCCGCCAATTGGCATCACTCTCGGTCGGCAAGGTTGGAGGCGCGTTGCCGGTGGTCGTTTGCCGAGCTAGCCACGTCGAGCCATTGTCGAGAACGATGTCATTCGCCTCATAAGTCGTCGCACCAGCGTAAGCGCCGCGATCCACGACGCCTGCCGTACCGGAGCGCGCGAACAGCAGCCATTGCGTGTTCTCGGTCGTCGGAAGCGTGGGCGGCGCGTTACCAGTGGTCTCCACCTTAGCGATCCATGTGGAGCCGCCGTACTGAACGATATCGCGGATCGCGTAGGCTGTACCCGCACTGTAGTTTCCCCGCCACGTTACGCCGGCAGGACCAGCGGGACCGGTAATGTAAGACGGCGCGCTCCAATCCCCCGACGTTGCCGAGTTCTTGAAATAAAGCGCAGACCGGCCATCTCCGATATCGATGACCAGCACAGCGAAACCAGCGGCGGCGCCATTATAAGCCGCCCTGCCCGCCAGGTTTGCCACAAACGCATCGTATTCGACGCCTTGGACCAGCGCTGCTTTGTTGATCGTGCTAAAGACGCCGGGACCGATACCGATCAGGAGGTCATCAGTACCAACAGAAGTTTCAGCGATGCTGGAAAGATTGCCGCCACTAAGGCTCAGCATAAGCCGCCGCATCGTCTCGACAGCCACGATCGTGGGGTTAGTCAACTCAATCTTGTAAGGCGCGTCCGTCTGAGCAGGACCGGGCCAATCATCGGCAAGCAACAGCTCCGTGTCGCTGATGATCTGCTCGATCACGATCGGGCGCCCGACGTGAATGCCGTACTTATCACCGGCCTTGATCGGCGTCAGGCCAGCAACTGCCGTCAGCCAGCCGGTACCCTCAGAAACTCACTTGATTTCGAGAACCTTGAAAAAGGTGTTTGTAGTTTGGGCGGATGCGTCTCCAGCGCTGACCTTGGCGATCTGGAGTGCAAAAGTTGTCGATGTGCGAGAGTTCGTCACCTTGTAGGCCCCAACTGCCGATATGCTGCTGCCACCAAATCCGGCGCCAGAGCCAGCGAAAACGCGAGATGTCGGGAAGACAACGGAACTGTCATTTGCGCAGATGAGGCGATAGGCGACGCCGTCGCCGCCCCCTTGAACGGCTCTGGCGACTGCGCAAACATCGAGCACGGGCTGATTGGAACCATGAGTAATTGTGAACGTCGCAACGGTGGTGAGCGTGGTAGTTGATACGGTGCCGTCAGAGCCAGACCCCGACGAGTACCCCACAACCACGCCCTGCGCGATGTTCGACGTGCCGACGATCAGGTTGCCGATATAGGCGCTGGAAATATCCACGTTGCCGAGGACACCCGACAGCGCCGAAAGCTGGTTGACCCTGACCTCATCGAGATAAAGCACACCCGATTGAAAAACGAATGGCCGCTTTATGGTGGCGTCGTCATCGCTCACCATAACGACCTGACCGGCCTTCATGATGATGCGCGTCGGGTTCGCGGGGTTCGATGGAACATCCATGAGGAACGACGATGACCGGAATTCACCATCATCGACGGCGGCCTGAATGCCGTACGTCGCCTCATAGCCGGCCGATGTTGCAACAGCCGCCCACGCGATGTTGATCGAGGCAGAGTTTCCTCCGAGTGCCGCAGTGAGGTTTTCCACTCGACCCGCTACTGCCTGTGTCTCGCTTACCGCAAGCTGCAAATCCTGAGTGAAGGATGCTCGCGCAGCGCCAAGCTCCACGGACAGCTCTGTGGCTACTTTGCGCGTGTCTTTATAGGCAACCGTCGACAGTTCCATCATGCCCGCAATAAGGCCGTCAATGGCATCCTGTGCGGTTCTGGTGCTGTTGCGCAGCCAGCCGAGAGCATCTTCAATATTCGACAGGTCGACCTCTGCGAACACCGTCTGATTGCCGGTAACGTTGGCCGATGTGACCCAAGGCGTGAAGGTCTTGAACCGGTCAGGAACGGTACGGATGGTAGCTCGCGCGTTGTAAAACACACCCGAGATCACATCCTTCGACGTCTGATATTCTACGCGCCCAAACTCATTCACAGTCTCAGGGTCTTTGCAGACATCGGTATAGATCGTCGTCTGGCCGCTGATCCGAAACTCAAGGATCACTTCGACAATCGACGGGTCTTGCGGCGGGTCCCAGGAGAACCGGAGAACTGGCGTCTGGAATCCTTCTGCACCCTCAATCATCCCGGTTTCAACCGCGAAGTCTTGTACGGTCGTCAGGATCGAAGGATTGATCGGCGGCGTCGGCGGAATGACCACCGGGCCGGGATCAATGCCGCCATCGTCGTAGATGTCCGCGCTAGTCTCAGAAAGCCGCAACGTGATGTTGAAGCTCTCGTCACACAGCCACTCGGAGATCATCCATGTCCGGCCATTCCAGACGATCCACTCGCCTTCCTGAACCTTCAGGCCAACGCGGAGGCTGACAGGCAAAGCAGCCGTGCCGCCCATGCGGTTCTGGCGGTACCGGATCGTCAGGAGGTATTGGGCGATATCCGGGTCCGTGACCTGAAGGAAATCGTTGCTGGTCTGCCGGTTGCGGCCATCCGCTGCCACATCGGCATTTGAATAGACAGGCTTCAGGCTCTGCGGGTTCCAGTTGTCCTCGATCGAAAGAAACTGGCCGGAGATATGGTTATACCGCTCGAAAGCGGACTTCCTGAACTGGTATTCGCTCGACCGACCGGTATCGAGATCATCCTTGGTGATTTCCAGCACCGGGATCTGAGGTGCACCAGCAATCACACCGGACAGGCCGCGACGGTTCAGGCCATAGCCTGCCATCGCGTCCTCAAACTCTTTCAGGACTTCGGTATGGTCGTCGGCGCCATTGACCCACAGCCCGCACTCATAAGTGGGCTTGCCAGCCTTCACGGTGTCGCAGACGTTCATCGCGACGAAGTAAGTTGCGAGATCCAGTTGACCGAGCGACTTGCCCTCACCAATCAGGGTGCGTCCGGAGTTCATCGCCCGAAGGCCGAGCTGATAGTTCAGGCGATGCACAGCCGGGTTGCGCGTGAACACCCATGTTGCAGGATCGTTGATGCGCTGCGGGCCGGAGCCACCGGCAACCGTCGAATCCTTACGAGGGTCATATCCGCGCAGACCACGCATGACCCATTCAAATTCTGGCTTGCCTTTCTCGAAAAGCGCACTGTCGTAAAGGCGCTCGACAATCACATAGCACAGGCCAGCATTGACGCTAGTGTTCTTCCACGTGTTGCCCAAAGCCGCCGTGTCAGCAACCAGCTTGGCGTCAACCGGCTGACCGGGGCGACCATCGTAGAAACGGATAGAAATCTTGTCGCTGAACCCGTCAACGTGGTAGTGCGCAGCTTCGCCGCCGACGTTGCCAACCTGGATCAACGCGCGGCGTTCACCATAGACGAAGCAGTAATCGAAAAGGCCGTCGCACCAGCCGTTGGCAAGCACAAAAACCTCGGCATTGTATTTGTTGCCCTGCCCCCACTTTGCATAATAGGTGCGCTGGCCTTTGGTCTTGCCATGGCCGAATAGGGCCTGAACGTCGATATCGCCGCCGTACTGCGTTTCACCCTGGACAGCAGTATAGGTGCGCTTCTTGGGGCGCTTGAGATAGCTGAATGCGAGGCTGGTGCCGAACGCCAATGCGCCGCCGATCAGAGTGGCGGCAAGCGTAGAGCCAGCAAATAGCGCTCCGGCAATCGCCGTCCCGATAGCGGTGAAGATCATTTGCGATTATCCGATGTGAAAGGCGGCGATAACTTCCCCGAGGCCGTAGTCCTGCCGGCCGTCCGGTGTTTTCGTGACGAAGCGTGTTCCGAGACAGATGCCGACATGCTCGGCGCCATCAGCAAGGCGAAGGATGACGAGATCGCCCAACCTCGCCTCAGCGGCGCCTTTGGACTGCTGATCCAGCTCGGCGGCGAAGAATGTCACCAGAGACTTGTGCTTGCGCCTCCTGAGCGCCCTCTGGGCACCCGCGAGGGTCTTGTAGCTGCCGAGATACTTCTTGGCAGTCTCTGCCCCTGTGAGTGCGTCAATCATCGCGCAGCCCATGAAGAAGCAATCAGCCGTGCCATATGCATACGGCTTCGCAAGCTCCGCGGTCAGCGTAGCTTCGACAATTCGGAAACGATTCATGTGGTCAGCCTTGCCTCTGGCCCCATTCCTCAGGAATGCTGGCGTTGGTGGCCACATATTCGAGGCCGGTGTCTGTGGGGCTATTGTCGAACTGCTGTTCAGCGATGGAGCGCTTAACGCCCGTGGAGCCACGCGCCGAGCGTCCCGGCGGCTGCAGATCGATTTCCATCGTCAGCGTTCGCTCGGAGCCTGATACAGCGCCCTTGTTGTAGCGCACCTGGTCAATCTCGTAGATGGACGATGCGAGGATACCCAAGACTTCGTTCGTGTTCGGCACACCGCAGAGATGGGCAATTATGACGGGGCTGTTCTGATAATCGAACTCCTCGATCCGGGCGATTGCATCTTCAGGGTCTGTGACCGGGATATTCGAGAACGTGATCGTGCGGGTCGTCACCGCCGTACCCACAGCCGACGTCATGCTGCCTATGTCCAAGAACCGATTCGGCAGATAGACAAGGCCATTGTAAACGTAAGGGCGGCCACCGCGATGATAACCGACTGTCTTGCCGGGGAGGTCGAAGCGGATCAGATCGAGACGAGCGATACGTCCCTTCTCAATCTGGGCGGCAACAACGGGGTCAAGGCTCATGACTGCCCGCCATTAATCGCGAGATTGATCTGAGACTTGCAATGCGCCCGGATCATCTGCGCCACTTCATCGCGGGTCATAAAGGATATTGACGCATTGGGAAGCGCATCGACCTCGAAAGTTTGGATGAGCTTTTTCACTTCATCCACCGTACCGAAAATCTTTCCATCGACAACGACCAGCGGATTGCCTTTTTCGTCAAAGTGGCGCCCGATTTCGTAACGAACGTGCTGCATTGCTGAATCCTCTTCGATATGGTTCGCTAGCGCCTCAACTGGGGGCCAGACCATGAAACTCAAATCAATCGATCATCTGAATTACGACCCGTCTTCGGGGTCGCTTTCCCTCAAGGGGCAAAACTCGTTAGGCAAGAAATCAACGGTTGAGATACCGGTAGAAAGCCCCGCCAAGCTCTTGTCTTACCTTGCGTCCGCGATGATGACGCACCCAGAGGTCCAAAGCGGCCTCTACGCAGACAGAATTGATGTCGTCACAACGCAGATGGGAGACAGGTTTATCGTCCGCCTCATTCTTTATTCGCTGAACATGCGTCTTGATTTTCTAATCCCACATGAGTTTCCCACTCGGCAGGCGGCAGACGAACAATCCAGTCATCTGGAGAAAGCTTTCCAGACCCTTCTCTCGCCGGGAAAGAACTTGGCGAATTAAACACGACGCTTCGGGTGGTGACAGCCTCTCCATATTCAAATCGGATCAGGTCCATGGGGTAAGCAAGGCTCATGAGAAGAATACCTCAGTCGCACTGAACGACGTTTCCCTACTGCCAAGAGATTTTGAAGCTTGGGCACTGCCGGGATCGATCAACATGACGCACGCTGGCTTTTCGAGGTGCCCCGTGCATGTGGCGTTGAAGTTCTGCGTGTCGAGCGGGTACATGATTTGAACCGTCGCAAACCCACCAGAACTCGCGACGGCGGGCTCTACGATGCGGTGAAGGGAGCGCTTCAAAACGCTGGCTCTCACCTCGACATAATCGCCGGGTGTGAAAACGAAACCGGCCGGTAGACCACCGAGATACAGCGTGTTTGCGCTAACGGACTGGAAGAACACCTGGCCGTTGAACGCACCGCCTCCGGCTTTCGTGCCGGATAGAGGCGCGCCTGTATCCATCGCGATTGGTCGAGGGCGCCAGACGTCATAACCAAGAAACGTTGTGCCTCGGGCATCTGCCTTCATCATGAACGCATCAAAAAGACCGGACTGGACCGGGAGCAGAGTTCCCGTGGAATACTTGGCAGTCCAGTACGGAGTTCCAAAAGCCTGAACTTCCGTGCGCCGGCCTTCCATGCGGTTGGCGGAAACAGGGCTGACCGGGACGAAGTCAACCTGATTCCACGGTATCGCGGGAAGTGCTATTGGATCAGGCATTCTGACTTCCTCCGTTCTGGTAGCGGTCGGAACTGTTTCTCTTGTCTTGCTTCATAATTTGGACGGTCTGGTGGGCGGTGTTCCGCATCACCCTGCCCTCCAGGTCCGGCGACAGTTCGATGACAACTCTCGACTCCCCGCCGGCTTGAGACGATGCTGACTGACCTTTGGTGTGGTCAATTACGGTCTCGTCTGGGTGCATCATCGCCCAGAACCCGCCCTTGCCATCGAGGCCGCCCGCGCGCGCGCCGGAGCCAGTGTAGCCTCCTCCATCAAAGCTTGGACGAGCAATCGGAACGGGACCGACTGCTGGAAGCTTTGCAAAGCCGCCCGTGCCACCGCCAAAGATGCTGCTGAACAAGCTGCTAAAAAGACCGCCACCACCGCCGCCGCTGGACGAAGCTTTATTGACGCTGAAAATTGCGTCGAGCAGATCGTCCTGAATGCGGCTTATCACCTTATCGAGGGCGTTCAGGGCGATATCGGCCCATTCGTCCCAACTGATTTTGCCGTCAGACATGGCCGAGCGGATGTCATCGAGAACACTACCAACCGATTCCTTATACTGGTCCATGGTGTCGATCTGGCGATCACGGGCTTCCTGCTCGGCGTCGATCTGGGTGATGAGGCTGGAGATTGCCTCTCGCTCCTGATCGGTTGCTGCGGCACCTGCCTGCCGGATCGCTGCTGCTGATCGCTTGGCGGTCTCGGTAGCGCCGACGAGGCTGAGTTCTTCCTTCAGTTCGTCAATGAGGTCCGCAACTGCTTGCCGCTCGCGCTCGTACTTCTTCGCTTCGCTGTTGGCGCTACGGCTGTTCCGCTTTGCCTCTCGCTCAGCCTCGATCTGATACAAACTCTTCGTGTTCGCAGCACGCTCGTTCTGAAGCTGCATCTCGTCTTTGAAAGGCGTCCGCTCGAAAGCATTCAGGGTATTGAGCGGCCCGAGCTGGCTCAAGATGTCCTTTGTAGCCTGAGCGTTGAGTGCAGCGGCGATATTTGCCGCTCTGGCGTATTGATCAGCGACACCCCCTACTGCTGTTGCGAGTTCATTGGCGTGACCAACAGCTTGACCTGTCATGCGAGCGAACTCAGCCGCATCGACAGAGGCCTTGTAGGCGTCTCTCTGTACGGACTGCAGCTCCGGCGACAGCTTCGCTCCTGAATTGGCCGCGTCAGTCAGCGAATCCCCGAGGCGCATCGCGGCTTGTGCAATTTCAACCGGGCCTTGAGCGTTGGAGAGATCGTCCATCGCCTGGGTGACTTTGCGACCTTGCTCAGCAGTAAGGCCGAACTCATTCGCTAGGTTCTGGACTTCGGCAGCATAAGCGTCAAATCCGTCTGTCTGCATTCGTGGCAACTTCGCCAACAGATCGAACTTTTCTATAGACTGATCTAGCGGCTGAATTGTTCCTTCCAAGGCGGATTTAACGTCACCCATGGCCTTGGCAAAATCGAGTTCAGCAATCTTCCTAAGCGCGTCGTAAACCCGGCTGGCGCCCTCGGCCTGCGCTCCGAACTTCTCCACCAAGTCGGATGCAGAAAGCAACGAGTTAGCGACAGCTTCGGCATAGCTGTCTGTGGCTTTTGCCAAGCGCGACATTGAATTCTCTAGGGTATCCGAGTTTTCGGACGCGGTGAGAAAGTTCGCCGCCAGTGGGAGCAAAGCCCCTGCCGCCGCGCCGGCCAATATCCCGATAGGTCCAAGCCCCAGAGCCAAATCTGGCAACTGGATTGCGATCGCCTGAAGCCAGTCGCCGGTTACTGACGCCTGCTGCGCGACCTGGCTCAGTTGCATTGATGTCAACCGTCTGAACAAGATTGCCGCCGATACGGCCTTCCGTTACCGATGGAAACTTGCTATTGTCCTGATTGTCCATTTTGGACACCTTTCATTTTAACGGGTGATTGGTTCGAAAGAGCGGGACGGTTTCTCAGGCCGGTGTCCCGCTCTTTTCGTTTTCAAGGGCTCCTTCAAGCAGCACGATGATCTCTGCCGTGAGGGTGCGCCTGTTCCGTTCTGCAGACTCCTTAACTTTGGTCTTCAAGTCGTCTGGCATTCGGAAATTCACTTGCTTTTCAGCTTTCAATTTCCCTATCTCCATTCATAGCTACTCGCTACGTTTTTATACATAGCGAGTCGCGAGGATTGATGCAATAGCAAAACATAGCTACTCGCTATTTTTATGAAGCGGAGTGCTGAGATGAAAAAAGCCTACCCCAGCGACAAGCAAGATCAGTACATGATCCGGTTCCCTGACGGCATGCGGGACCGCATCAAAGAGGCTGCCGAAGATGCCGGACGATCGATGAACCAAGAAATCGTTGCTCGCCTCGAAAGCAGCTTCGATCTCAGTATGAGCGACAAAGAGCGGCTCGCGTTCTTCGAAGACATGTACGAGCAGAACAACCGAGAGCGAAATGAACTCATCGACACGATCAACAAGCAAGACCTGATCGTGCAGCAGATGAAACGAGAGCACCGGACGCTTGTGCTGCTCGCCAGATCAATATCGCATATGCTTTTGGCAGACGAAGCTGTACCAGCCCAGATTAAGGCGATGGCTCAGTTGCTCGACCAGATCGAAGAGGACAATGAGGCAGACAGGTCGGAAGAACTGGAAAAGCAGCCCTGGGAATACGAATGAAAAAGGCGACCCCGAAAGATCGCCCTGACTTGCCATGACTGGCCTTAACTCACCAGACCATGCCTCGCCTTGCCTGCCAAGCCCGCTTCCGCGCCCGAGGTTGATTTGAGAACTCTCGGCGTAACTCAATGCCTGCACCATGCCATCAGGTGAAGGGCTTTGCAAGTCTCCCAAAGACTGACTCGACTCCCGATTGCATCCGTGCTCCTTTTCGCTTGCCAAGCCAAAGGAGTAATGCATGGATACCAAAGTTCTGCCGGATGGCAGCGTTGAGTTTCAAGTCGGATCAGAGCGCGAGGCGATAAGGTCGGAAGTAGCGAGCGCGTTTATTTCCAATCTTCTTGCGAAGATGCAGAATCACTCAAAGCAAACCGGTGATTTCACCCCGCTCGGAGGAGCCGTGATCTACCCTGACGCCATAACTATCGAGATCGACCAAGAAACAGGAGACCCACGTTTACGCTTGGGGTTCGGTAAAGCACTTCTAGTGATGTCTTTACCGAAGGGAGAAATGAAAAAGCTGGCTGAAGCTATTTCGAAGGTTTGACGACCCTAGCCACGAAGGATTCGTAGCTTTCCTTCTTCGGGTCAAAAATCGGGACATCTTTTCGTGTCTCGGCGTTCATATCCATCTCCTAAAACAGTTGAGGCGGCCGAAGCCGCCTTTTCATCTAGTCTGCCTCCCGCTCCATCGGCGGAATGCTCAAAGGCTCTTTCCCCGAGTTGAAACCTGACAGATAAGCCGCCGCCATCTTCCGAATAAGCCGAAACTCCCAAGGCTGGAGCGCGAGGTCATTTGCTGCTGCGAAGGCTACCAGCTCCTGCCAGTCAGGCGTTCCAAGGCCCATGCCGTTTGAACGGATCGGACCGAGTTCTTTCAAGGCATCAAGCAGATACTCCCCCGCTTCCAAATCAGGCATTGGCGGGGTGACGCCTGAGACGAGGTATTTCTGCCCCCGGCTCATCTTCTCGTTCGTGATCGTAGACGCCAGCCAGCCGAGTTGCTGGGCAGCCAAGACTAGCTGGCGCTCTCGTTTCCCAGGATAGCCGCCCGGTCGGTAGCGAAGTCCCTCACCTGCTCGACAAAGGATTTCTGCGCCCGATTGCCGTTGACTACCTGCAGGTTCAGGAACCACTCGACGTCATCAGGTGCTTTCGCTGCCTTGTTGCCGCGGCTAATGTTCTCGAAGCCGACGACCAGAGGCGCGAAGTCCTTCACGAGGTTGGCATGGATGGATTCGACCGTGACAGGCTCGCCGGCCGATCGATCTTCTTTCATGCGCGCGCGCTGGCTTTCGAGGATGGATGTTTGACCCGTCGCCCCCTCGATGCCGAGAACGAGAACCCGACAGGGCTTCGTCTTGTCGTCCTCGTCAAAGAGAAGTTTGCCCGTGCCGGGGTGCTTCAGGTGAAGCGCGCGCGGCTTCTCGGATGCCTTACGGCTGTCGAATTGCGAAAAATCCATCAGGGAGCCTCTGCGACAACGCTGTCATAGTTTGCACGGATGCTGAACGTGTATCCGGCATAGCTGGTCGTGGACCGCTCATTGCGCTGCCAGTCGTGGCAAATGCCCGTGATGTATTCCACATCGCCGCTGGCGCCAGGCTCCACGATCTTGAACGAGTAGAGGTTATGCGGGCCTTCCTTGGCCGCCGCCTTAACAGCCGCCTGCCCTGCATCGCCTTTGATCTCGCGCATGGAGATGGCCGTGGCGGAGCCAGTCTTGGCACCCTTGGCGCCCATGATCCAGCCGCTTTCCAGATCCGGCACGTCAATGATGGCGTTCGTGCCGCCGACCGGCCCGATGGATTGGATATGCCTTCATAGCATCGACAGTGAGGTAGCCAGCCATTGGTCAATCCTGTTCTGTATGGTAGAAATGACGAACCCGCCGAACGTTGGAGCGCTCAAAGCGGGTTCTAACCAAGCCCAACCTTTGGAGAGGTCAAGATGGCTAGTTCACGTTTATGCTCGATTCCCGAATGCAGCAACCCGCATCAAGCCCGTGGCTTTTGCGATCAGCATTATCGTCGCCTATTGAAGAATGGCGACCCTACGATTGCGCGGCGCCCATTTATCAAAGCTCCTTGCGCCGCCCCCGGCTGCACCAAAGATGCAGAGTGCAAGGGGTATTGCAAAAGCCACTATTACCGCTGGCAACACCATGGCGACCCTTTAGGCGGCAAGGCCGCGCAGGGGGAAGCGCTCAGATGGCTAGAGGCGCATGTGGGACACGAAGGTGATGAATGCCTTATATGGCCCTACCGAGAACGACAGAACGGCTATGGCGAGGTTGTTCTTCCAGATAGGCGGATAGCCGCCAACCGTCTTATGTGCACCATGGCCCACGGCGAGCCTCCCGATCCGTCTTACGATTCCGCCCACTCTTGTGGGAATGGCAAGAACGGCTGCGTTCACCCTAAGCACCTACGCTGGGCGACCAGAGGCGAAAACGAAATGGACAAAGTGGCCCACGGCCGGTCCAACAGAGGCGACCGGCACGGTATGTCAAAGCTCGCTACGGAAGACGTCCTGCGCATTCGGTCGCTCAAGGGCATCCGAACACAACATGAGATTGCCGAGGAGTATGGCATAGTCAGGCAGACCGTATCCTCCATTCACCGTGGCACGCTTTGGGGCTGGCTATAAACCGATCGATCACCAAAGACCCTCGCTGACGGGCGGCTGTCTTCTGCGGCTCAGTCGTGCCATCCGGGAAGACATAACCGGCGGCTTCGGCATAAGCCGTAAAACCTTCATTGGTGCCGTATCCAGCCATCAGACCAGAACCTCAAGGTTCGTTGCTGTTGTTCCGGCAGAATGAATGCGGGTTACAGCCACAAGGATGGTCTCTCCGGCATCGATGTACGTGTTGCGGAGAACGCCTTCATTGTTGCGGAACCGGAGTGTTCCAGCGGCTCCATCGGGGCGGCAGCGAATGGCGCGGCCGGGTTCTGCCAGATCGGTGGTGTCGTTCGGTGTAACCGGAACAAGATCGGAGGCGACGTTCACGCCGCGATTGAAGGGGTTCGTTGCCATGTCGATCTCCGTTGGTAAGGTTTCCCCGGCAGTTGCCCGCCGGGGTAGTGATCACTCGGCCAGCTTGGCGTCGATCAGAGCCTTAAGCTTCGCATCGGAGATGTTCTTGGCGTAATCCAAGCCCAGCTCATCAGCCTGCTTTTTCAGTTCTTCTCGGTCCAGTTTCTCGCCAGCGTCGACTGCCTCGCCGTCGAACTCGAACCAGCCGGTGCCCTTGGACACCTTCAGTTCAACCTCGGAGATTTCGACCTCGACGGTTTCGCCCGGCTCAACCAGAACCGGTCCGACGATGGAGTGAAGGCCGCGCGGCCCCTTGGAGATGTTCGTCGCTTTCATGTTCGTCTCTCCTTAAATCCCATCCAAATATCTCACTGCCTTCGGCCGGCGGATATCGACGCCACCGACACGGAAGATGCCGGGAACATCGAACTTGATCGGTCCGGTCTGCCAGGGCTGCATGAAGCGGAAGGGCATCGGCAGATGCATCTTCAGGACTTCAGGCGAGCGACGGTAGGCAACCATTCGCTTGGTGCCGCCTGCGCCAGCAGTGTCGAGGTAGCCGAACACGCCGCGGATGGTGAGCGCCTGACCCGTGGTGCGGGTGTAGATGTTGTTGCGCTCGACCCATTCAAGGATCGTGGTCTGGTTCACCGCGTCGATGCGACGGGTGGAGAGGTCCAGCAGCACAGAGTACGGCAGGAGGATGGTATCCGCGATCTCGGCGCCAAGCGTGCCGGTGAAGATGCCGGTGAGCTGGCCGTTGATGTCGCGAAGCACCTGATCGGGGGTCTTGCTGGCGAAGGTCGTTGCCGACCCAGTGCCGTCAGCCGGCGCCGTTGTGGCGGTCGGGGTGGACGAGTTGACGAGACCGGTGAGGCCCTTCGCAGTATCCCCAACAAAGGCAACAGCGTCGATCTTCTCTTCCGCAATGCGGCGAGCAAGTGTCGCCTTGTCGGAGGAGAGGTTCATGCCGAGCAGCTGGGCCGTGCCGAGTTCTTCCAGGGTGTAGCCATAGCCGATGGCGGCCATGCTGACACTGGTTTCGAACTTTTCACGGGTCAGCTCGACCTTCGGCACGTCCTGCGCGTTGCCGTTGAACCATTCCGCCTTGCCGACACCATCCATGGAGAAGTAGGTGACGGACTGGATCCATTCCGGCGCCGACGTGTCGACCGGGATCAGCGATGCGTACTGGATTTCCTGGTAGCGCATCGCGTAGGCGGTGGGCTCGATGAGCGAAGCCTGCCGGATGAGAAAGCTCATCGCGACCTGCTGAGCGTCGTTCATATGCATGTTCATTGAGATCGCTCCTGTTAGCCGAGACGCAGCACTGCGAGACCGGCACCAGACGTGCTGGTGTCCCACTGTGCGCCTGCGATGAGGGTGTTGGAGGTCGACGTCTTGGAAAGAACGCCGGTAGCCGGGGTGTAGTAGACGGGGTCACCGACGGCCACGGCTTCGGAGGCCTGCACGACGATGACGCCCTTCTTGATGACGGCGACATTGTCATACTGCTCGTACTTGCCGGTCGGGCGGGTTGTATCGAGGACAGCGATACCGGCGAACTTGACGGTCGCTTCCGAGTCCACAACCTGGTTATCGAGCGTGCCCTGCACGCAAACCTTGCCGAAGCCGATACCCTCGACATCTTCCGCAATGCGGGTAACGATGTCGTTCGGCTCCATGTTGGGGATCATGCCCTCAACCCAGCGGGCGTGAGTGGCTGCGTAGGTGGTCTGGATCGCAGGCATTATGCGGCCCCCTTCTGGTTAGAGCCCATCCACGCCGACGTGAGATGATCGGTCATGGCCTTGTGGGCCGTGCTGATGGTGTTGGTGTCGGTCTGCTTGACGCCATCCTTGAGGACCTGCGCAAAGGGATCGGCCGGCTTGACGTCCTTGGCAATCGCCCGGAACATGCCGGTGATCATGTCGTCGGATGCATCCTTGACCATCTCGTCGCCGAGCTTGGACTTGACTGCGGCGCGGCGAAGATCGGCGTCGGAGCCCTTGATCTCGATCTTGCTGTCGATCGCCGTGACGACTTGAACAAGGGTGGCGCGATCAGCAACCAGACGGTCAAGGTCTTCCGGCTTGATCTGGCCGTCCTTGAGCTTCTGGTTCTCGGCCTTGAGGGTGCCGATCTCCTGATCCTTGGCAGCCAGCGCCGCCGTGTGGGCGTTGTTGGCATCAACGAGTTTCGCCGCGGAAGATTCCAGGTCCTTCTGCAGCTTTGCGATAGCCTGGGCGCCCTGATCGGTCGTCTGAACCGACAGTCCGTCCACGACCACAGTTCGAAGTGCTTCAGTCATGTCGACTGTCTCCTTGTCAGTGGTGATAATCGGGGCGGCGCCCCACTTGATCGCACTGTCACCAATGCGAAGCTCTTCCCCGCCGCGTGCCCTGTCGACAATCGCAACGTGATTCATTTTGAAATCGGACATGATGGCGTCGAACTGCTCGCCCGATGGCGTCACACCATCAGCAAACCTGATCTCGGCGCTATAGCCCATGGAAAGCTCGCGCTTGCCGTCCTCAACAGCCTTCAGCGCCTTGGCATCGCGAAGCATCATGGGGACGCGGACGAATTCGCCATCTCGCAGAACGTCGTCGCCCACCTCGCCAACAGCAAGGTCTTTCCATGTCTCGGCATTCACGCCGTTCTTGGGGTGATCGATGGTGACAGGCACACCGGCATAGCTGGCGATGGCGTCCTTCTTGAACACTTCGCTTTCGGGTCGGTAGACCCGCACGATGGCTTTGTCGTTCATGCCTACCTCGGAGCCGAGATAAAGCTGAACGTTGTCTGCACGGGCCACCTTGGCCGAAAGCACGCCATAGCCGTCTGCCGTCCGACGGATAGCCCCGTCGAGCGCAAGTCGATCAGTGAATTGCATTGGTTCAGTCCTCGCGTAGTTCTTCGAATATCTCGGGACCGAGAATGATCTTGCCCTGATACGGATCGACCTTAGACAGATCGATGTCGCCGCCAATCTGAATGGAAATGTGAGGCTGGTACTCCGGCCAATCCCAAGACGCACCGCGCTCGACAATCTCAGCATGGCGCCAGCGAAGCTCCGATGCGGTGATCAGCAAAGCCTTGTATTTGCCATCATCTCCGAGCGCTTCCATCTGGCGCGGGCCGCCTGCACTGATCTCCAGCTTAGGCGACCAGCTTTCACCCACTGCAAACCAGTCAACCGGCTCGCGTGAGTAAGCGATGGTCACATGAAGGTCAGGCACGATGTCTGTGAAGCCCTGCCCTTCGGCCCACTTCACGATGTCGGCACGGTTCAGCACGTCACGGCGCACATAGAGCGTCCTTGGAGCGGCATCGTTCGCTGCCTGCTGCATCCGGGTCACATTGTTGCTGTTCGCTGCCTGCGTGGCTGCTGCGGCAGCAAGCTCTTCTTCGGTTGGGTCTTGCTCTTCGATGCCGCCGAACTCATCAACGGCATCCTCAAGACCTGGCAGAACGCCATCCTCAACCAGTCGATTGAGATCGACAACTGCTCTAGGCGCTGGCTTAGTGCCTTGCTGCGCGAGCTTGGTCACGGTCGGCGGCTTCTCGCTTTCGACCTGACGTTCAAAATCTTCGGCTGGGACATTGGCGACACGGACTGCTTGCACCTGCTGGTGCTTAGACATCCCAGCTTGTTCAGCGACTTCTCTTTGCGAGAGGTTGGTATGGGTGCCCACACCATGCTGGTTATTCCCAGTACCGTCTATTTGCTTGAGCAATTCACCTGCCCGACGAATGGCGCGATCCCGGATGCGGGTGGCCATCTTCATCAGTTCGTCGTCTTTGGACTGCTTGGCGTAGGAAGCCAGCGCCTCCATCTTGTCGCCCCAAGTCATGCATTCATCGAGCGAAACGCAGTTGGCCAAAGCCGTTTTCGCGTTCTCGTAACTGGCCGGAAGTTTGGCGCTCGAAGGGGTGATCGTGGATGGCAGCATGTTCATTCCGCCGCCTCGCTCATCTCCGGGCACAGGGCGTCGGCGTTCCCAACTTTGGCCGCTGCAGCCAATGTTTCGAGGAGGCGCTTCACCGGCCCGCGAACGGGACGGCCATTTTCCATGTGGGCAACGCTGGAGCGATCAACTCCCAGGAAACGCGCAAGACGGTCCTGTTTCCAGTTGATGCTCTGCCGCAGGGCTTTGATGTCGAGTTCGTTTTCCATGGGGGCATTATGTGCATAACGCACACCGCTTCGTCAAGTCGAAACGCACACCAATTTCGTGCTTTTTGCACATCATGACATTTGATGATCGCCCAGAGCCTGCAAAACGGCTCGAAGAAGCCAGAATTGCGAGAGGGTTTAAGGAGGCGAAAGCCGCCGCGAACTATTTCGGCTGGAAGTACGACAGCTATGCTCAGCATGAAAACGGCACCAGAGGTATAACGCGCGCGGCAGCTCGTTACGCAAAGGCGTACCGTGTCAGTGAGGGCTGGCTACTGACTGGCGAGGGGGCCGGTCCCAAAGGCAAAGTGGAGAGTGAGGAGCTTGTTCCAGTTTCAACGCCCATTGGATCCGTCAAAGTTTCCGGAAAGGTGGCCGCGAATAGCTGGATGAGCGTTGACGATATGGACTTCGGATATGAAGACGAGGAATTCGTACCGAGCGTGGGCGGATATCCTGTCGAGTGGCAATTTGCTCTCAAGATTGAGGGAAACTGCCTGAACAAGATTGCCGCCCATGGCGATCGGCTCGTCTGCCTCAACGTCATCATGGCGCGTGTCGACATCATGCCGGACGATCTGGTCGTTGTGGAAAGAAGCCGATTCGAGGGGCAGATGATTGAGCGAACAGCAAAGCGTGTTCGTCAGGCCGCTTCCGGCTTTGAGCTATGGCCAGAAAGCACTGATCCAGCCCATCAAGAGCCAATCATTCTCAACGAGAAGAACCTTGGCGAAAGCATCCGTGTAATCGGAAAGGTTCTCTGGATATTGAGGAAGCCATGAAGCGCCCCCAGCCTCCCCGCGAACGAGCAGCGCGCGCCCTTTGCCGCCTTAGCGACGTGCCGGAAAACACGAGGTTCAATGATAGGCCGATGTGGGAGAGCTTCTTGCCAGAGGTGGATGCAGTGATCGAGGCGGCGCTGGGCGCAGAAGAGCTTGAGCTGATGAAACGGGACGAGGTGAAGAAGCAGTGAGCAACCATCCATACCCTTGGCTAACGCCTCAGGTTTTTCATGAGTTTGCGACGGATACCGGGCTGACTTACGTTTGCATGAAATGCAACACTCTCCCGAAAATGCCGTATATTGACGTTGGAGACGAGGGTTTCATTCCGCGGTCGAGTTCGTACACTTCTACCCCTGAGGGGTTGGTGAATATGAGCCAGAGCCGCCACATTCCATGCGTTCGTGTATTATGCACACACTGCGGCCATATCGACCTCTATTCCATGTTCTCGATAGATCAGTGGTGGCAGAGAAGAGCGAGGATGCAACAGCCCCAATTAGGTGGCTTATTTGGGCTAGGGGGTCCACAGAATGGCGGCTGAGATCCACAATCTACATGGGGATGCCGGTCAGATATCTCCGCCCTTGCAACAAGGTGGTGGAGGTGGCACATTTGAGGGTATGGAAGTTGTAGACGCCAAAATCGCTGCCGCCGAAGCTAGGACCGATACGAAGTTTGCAGAACTTCTCGGCGAACTGAAGCTTATCAATCAGCGAATGGAGCATGTCGAGCGATCAACCTCTGGGATGAGGTCAACCGTCATAGGGACCGGCATAGGTGTGGTGGCCGTTGTGATCGCGATCATGGCTTACGGCGCCCAGTGGTTTGGTTTGGGCATGGATGCCCAACAAGTTGCTGAACGAGCCGCCCAGTCATCCTCTCAGCGTATTCAGCCGCAAATCGACGGGCTGTCATCAAGCAACACCGAGTTGAATGCAAAGATCGACACGCTTCTACGCGCGCTGAACGACCGAATGATGGGAAGCGGCAGAGAAGCACCTGCTCCATACAAAAACCCGAATAACTGAGACCCGCTCCGGCGGGTTTCCCGTTAACCCGACCTTAACCGCAGTGCCGCACTATGAACCCACGCAGCCCCAGAAACCTGCGTGTACGACTGTGTATCGCGTATCGTGAAGGGACCCGCCGCTAATGGCGGGTTTCTTTTTGCTCACGCGCTGCCAGATATCGAATACTCATAGTTTGCGGTAAGCTTCCGTCGCCAGCCATTCGGCGGTGGCCAGGACACGCCCCACTTTGCAAGCTGCGCCGCTTTCCACGCGCCTTTCGGGGTCTTGGCTGCTTCGATTTCCTCGTTTGAGACAGCGGCCGTGATCGTATCCAGTGGTGAGGCCGTCATCTTCATTTTCTTTGATGCTTTTGCTCTGTCTTTGGAATGGTATTCCAAGAATTCTTCCATCCGCTTCAAAAGTGCTGGCCCCTTCATGACGTGGAAGTTTATTCCGCCGAATTTCTTCAGCGCCTTTTCAGAGAAGCTTTCAGCGACACAGAGCGCCAGCCAGTATTCGTTCATTCCGCTTTCGTCAGGCTTCCCGCGCATGGCTTTCAGGTATGCAGCGCATCGCGGCGTCTTGCTCAGATCCATCATGGGTACGTATCCTTCTACCTATCCACATTCTCTGTAATTCCTTTGTTTCTCCGGTCTTCCAGCCGGTTCAGACCTTAGGAAACGCACAGAAATCCCTAGCCGACCGAGCAAACCTCGACCGCCGGGTTCCTGTGCATTGGACTTCCATCTCGGACGAGCCTTGAGGTATCCACACATCCACGGCACGCCATATGTCGGCGCGTTGCCTGTCCGCTTCATGCTGCATTTTTATTGGCTCAGGAGCCTCATGCGCCGGGGTGCAGTCCCATGTCGTTGCGCCTTCCCTCTGGATTTTTCATTGGATGCCCAGACACCCTATGCGGTCCCTACCTACGACTTGACCCAACGAGACGGCACCACCGCAACCCTACTGCACGAACTCTCCAGACGTATCCGGCAAGCCGTGAGGCCATCCCTATTCGGGGTAGGCTCCCGTGAGTGTGAGAGCGAGGAATTGCACCCGGTCGCCCATCACTTGGCGACAGTCATAACTCCACGATTCGGTTTCCGTCAATCAAAATGTGCTTTTTGCACTTTTACTGTTGACAACTCAGTGTGCGTATTGCACATTCATTTCCAACAGCAGCGACGAAGAAGCACCAACACCCGCCGATCTCGCTGCCACCACAAGAACCGGAGATCAGCGATGAAAAATGCAGTCGAGCACGTAGAGATTTGTTTCCCCACAGACTTTTGGAAGAACCGAGAAAAAGTGGTGGCGCATGCCGACGCAATGAACGCTCCGGTCAAGGTGGTTCAGGATGCTCCGTACATTGGCTACCGGATAATGATGGCCGATGAACAAACTGATCTTCCCGTCATACATCTCACTTCTCTTGCCGCCTGATCGCATTCGGCATCCGTCTCCGGGCGGATCTCCAATTCGATCTCAACCACTGAGGATGAGCAAATGAGCCACTCAATCGAAAGCCACCTGAACGCATTGAAGGCCGCATCTGATCGCGCATCCGGCACGATGAGGCAGCAGGCATCGGCAGAAACAAACCGTGAAGCTTATCGCGCTCTCATGGCTGATTGTTTCGCGACGTTTGAGGCGCTTGCTTATGAGCTTGGCGGCGACGGCGCTTACATCAGCGACGAATACACCGGCGCGACTGGCAAGGGCGGATTCGTCGACAGCGTGTTCCTTGATTTGGTCGAGGCTGAGAACGGCAAGCCCGCTCCAGTCGTCTACAGCGCCCGCCGTCCTTCCGAAGGCAACATCACCCACGCCGCTCAAGGCCTTTATGTTCAAGGAGCAACGCTGTGAGCAAGTCCATCCAAGAGCGCATGGAAGAGTTTCGCTCGCGCCCACGCCAGACAAAGCAGCAGATCATGCAGGAACTGCTCGATGCTGGCGTAGTCCGCCCTGAGTGCGTGGATGAATTCAAACGTCAGATTGCTCTTGCAGCCGACGACAATCTCTCCGTCCAAGTCGCCTACAACGCGATGCGCAACAGCTTCAACCCCATCGTCCACGGCGCCGTCATCGGTCGTCGGGAAGCGGCGGAGTGATGACTATGAGCGAACGCGCAAAGACAGACGGCGGCCCCGCTTTCCCAATCGAGGTTCTGCACGAAAAGGGCATGTCACACCGCGATTATGCGGCGATCCATGCAGATCAGCCAGGCATTGCCGAGATCGTCTCTATGGCCGGTTTCACCTATTCGGCCGGTCAGGTCTGGTCTGGACCTTCGCACCTCTGGCGAGATGGCTGGGTGCTTTACCACTGGCACGGCGTCAAGGTTCCGGCCCACTGGATAGAAAACCGGGAAACGCTTGATCCCAACGAAGTCATTCGTGCTGAGAATGTTGAACAGCGCGCGGCTGGCGCAGCAATAATCGGATGGCCGAGAATGCTGTCTGTTCTCAAGGCCAAGGTCATCAACGACAGCGGCAATGGCGATATCGGACAGCTTATCGAGCTGACGCTTCCTGGTCTTCCTGAACCGGGCCGCTTTCTGAAAGCCGAATGCCCGAGAAACGGCATCATCGTTGAAGGCGTCCCCCGCATCTCTGACATAGACGGATTGCCAATCGATACCGCTCTTGCCGCGCAGGCTTGGCGGATTGGCGATCCGCAATCCGAATACATGCATCCGCCGCGCAGAACTTAACCAGCAAGAGGAAATACGACAATGAAACAAGTAGTAGGACAGCAGGGCGAAGTTCGTATCATCAAGATTGATGCACTCCCCGAAGGCATGCAGACGAAACCCGCACAGCGCGTTACCAAGGGCTTTGTCATCTCCCACAGCGAAAGCGGCCACCATCATTGTGTGACAGGCGGCGATATCATGGAGCGCATCGATAACGTGCCGGCCGGTATGCAGAAGTTCTATGCGATCATCGAAAATCCTGAGGAATTCGTTCAGGACGCCTCCAATCCCCACGGTGGCTACAAGCTCGATCCCGGTATCTACGAGTTCCGGGTGTCGCGTGAATTCGACCCGTTCTCCGAAATGGCCCGCCGCGTTGCGGACTGATCGCTTCGGTTTCCGCACCTCCGGGTGCGGTTTCCCAAACGATCAATCACTCCGGCTTTGTCAGAGTAACCCGAGATATAAAGGGGCAGGAAATGGCAGGAATAATTACAAAATCTCAAGTCGTTGCCGACGTCCCTGATACATGGGCGCGCCAGTACGACGCCAGAGTTTACCGTGTTCCGGAAGAGCACAAAGAAATCACCGCTAAGCTTCGTGGCCTTCCAAAAGGTTTCACTGCTGAGCAGGTGGAAGAGATTATCGGCAATAAAAGCTGGACGCGAATCCTCTGCGAGGAATGCGAAGAAGAAGTCGATGCGGTAGCTGAGTTCAAGTCGGGCGAACGATTTGTTCACGTCTGCGAAGTGTGCATCCGCAAGGCTGGCATTGCAATCCGCGCCGCCCGAAAGGCTGGTGCGTGATGCCCTCCGCTTTCTCCACCACCAACACACCAGATGTGGATGACTTCGAGGTCATCTACATCACGCTCGGCAACTGCATAAAGAAGGCCGAGGCTTCGAACCGGTCTTTCAAACGCCAGTTTCGCGCCGTCATCGCCGTGATGCTGACTGTTTGCAGCGTCTCCGCGTCGTGGGCCTTCATCGGCCTCCCGAAATACCAGCGCATGGCGCTTATCCAGCAGGAGCAACTCGCATGGGCAAAGTAGCAGAACTGCATTCTGAGGCCGAACGTCTTGGATCGATCACCGATCGCCTTGTCCATCGCCTCAACCCTGAGGGGTTCATAGAATTTCAACTTCGCCAGACCGTCAACGATGCCATCAAGGAACTTGGGCGCGAGAAGGTCATGGAAATCATCAAGGAGGCAGCGGAATGACCTATCTCTATCTCGATATCGAAACCATCCCCGCCCAAACCGATGCTGCGAAAGAGCGCGTTGCCTCAACGGTCAAGCCGCCGGCCCAGATGAAGAAGGCCGACACAATCGCGGCGTGGGAAAAAGAACAGAAGGCAGCGGCCGTGGAGGAAGCGATTGCCAAAACCAGCTTTGACGGCGGCATGGGCCATGTTTGCTGCATCGGCTTTGCCATCAATGACGGCCATATCCATTCGGAGAGCGTGAAAACGCTGCTGGAAGAGCGGACGGCCATTGAGGCTTTCATCGAGGTGGTGGACATCAGCCGCCAGAATGGCTGGGAAACCATTCAGATAGTCGGCCATTTCGTAGCCGGTTTCGATCTCCGCTTCCTTACTCAGCGAGCAATCGTCCTTGGCGTCCGTCTTCCTGATTGGTGGCCGCGCGATCCTAAGCCGTGGTCGAACGAGGTTTTTGACACAATGGTCGCGTGGGCCGGCGCAAAGGGAAGCGTAAGCCTAGATGCGCTGTGCTTTTCTCTTGGCCTCGAAGGCAAGGGCGACGTTGACGGCTCCATGGTCGCTCAGATGTGGGCTGACGGGAAGCATGATGAGATCGGCTCTTATTGCCGCGATGACGTGGCGCGCGTCCGCAGGGTTCATCAGAAGATGCTGGCCGCTCTCGGGGAGGCCGCATAATGGAGAACACCGAACTCTGGGATAAACTCGGCAAGACCGATCCAGCCCATACAAAGGCTTTCACACGTGGCGGAGGGTTCAAGGGTACGGCTATCAAGCCGATGTTTTCCTATCGCCGTATGACAGAGGAATTTGGCCCGTGCGGGATAGGCTGGGGCGTTGGGGAGCCTTCATTCCAGGTCGTGCCAGCCGGTGAAGAGATACTCGTCTTTTGCACCGTCGCAGTTTGGCACGGCAAGCCAGAACGACTGGTCTACGGCGTTGGCGGCGACAAAGCTGTTGTGAAGCAGTCAAGCGGCTTACGTAGCGATGACGAGGCTTTTAAAAAGGCGTTCACCGACGCTGTCACTAACGGCCTGAAGCTGATCGGGGTTGGTGCCGACGTGCATATGGGCATGTTTGACGACAGCAAATATGTCAACTCCATGCGGGAAGAGTTCTCTGGTCAGCAGCAAAACCAGAATAACCAACCCAATCAGACGAACAGCGACACCCCGCAGAAGCCCAGCGCCGCGCACCAGAAGCGCCAGTTGGATGAAATCGAGAAAGAGCTTCTCGACTGCCATTCGGTGATCACCGTCAATGCGTGCGCCGAGACGTGGAAGCACATCGCCAATCGGGACGGCTGGTCGCGAGACTACAAGCAAGCAGCATCGGAAAAATTTGAAACGCGCCGCAAGGCCGTGCAGGAGGCCGCATGACCACGAGATACGACGCAGTTGCAGTTCGCCGTTACAAGGATCGCGACGGCAACGAGAAAAGCCAGTTCACGACAATCGGAACGGCATGGCCCATGCGCGACAAGGACGGTTTTACCGTTCGCCTCAACGCTGTCCCAGCGCCCACAGATGGGGAGTTCGTGGTTTTGCTGATGCCACCTCGCCAGAAGGACGAAAACCGCTCCAGCAGGCAATCTCGTGGCGATGCGGGGCAAGGCCGGAACGCAAACTTCTCGAATGACATGGACGACGATATCCCGTTCGCACCGGAGTGGCGCTAATGGGCACCGTCAACCGATCAATCCAGAGCGACTACGACAGGGATATGGCGGCCAAGCTTGTCTCTAATCGCCCCTACCCATTCACGCTCACCATCACCGATGGCAAGCACCGTTCCACAGCGCAGAACCGACTGCAGCATATGTGGATGAAAGAAATCTCCGAGCAGAAGGGCGACATCACGCCGTCAGAGGCACGCGCTTACTGCAAGCTGACCATAGGCGTTCCGATCCTCCGCGAGCAGAACGAGGCCTTCCGGCTGCGTTATGACGAAATCCTCAAGCCTCTATCATACGAGCAGAAGCTTGCAATCATGTCCGAGCCGCTCAACCTGCCCGTCACGAGCCTTATGAGCACAAAACAGCTCACCGAGTACCTGGAGGGCATTATCCGCCATTTCGGCCAGCAGGGTATCATTCTGACGATGCCAGACGACATGCGCGAAGAACTGAACACCAATTCCGACGATGAATCCCCTGCCCCGTCGTCGGATAACGCTGGCATGACGCCAGTAAATGAGGCCGGAGCGGATGATGTCCCCGCCTCCGATGCTCCGGCCTCGACCGATCCTGAGCGCGATATCCTGATCCGGTTCGCCGCTGAAATGCTGCCCATGGCGGCCAATGCCCCGATCGAAGCTTGGAAGGAAGTCGAAAAGGGATGGTCCGAAGGCGAGATGAAAACTTTGTCGGATGTTGGCAAGGCAAAAGCGAAGTCAATCAGCCAGTCGATCCGCGCGATTGCGCTCGGCAACGCCAGTCTGGAATCTGCCGCCGGCTTCCATTCCGAAATGCTCGATTGCAAGGCTTCTGATCTGGGAGGCGTCGATGGCTGAAAGGCTCGATGTGTTACGCGCCGTCATTACGGTTCTTGAAAACCTGAAAGAAGGTTCCCGGCACATGGATGGGCGCATCGAGGTTAAGTTGCGCCGGTTTGAAGCCTATCGCATTGGCCTTGATGATAATGGGCGCGCTCATTGGCAGAACAATGGAGCGACCGTTTATGACGGCAGCACTGCGTACGATGCCCCCGCGTTCACTTTCTCCGTGGATCAAGCGCTAACGCTATGCGAAAGGCTTCTGCCGGGTGCGAGGGTTAGTCTGTTCGTAAATCACCTCACGTCGGCAAAAGACCAATCCGGGTCGAGGGCTTCGGTACATCGGAAGAAGGGCGCCAAATGCTCCCACACAGGCATTCGCTGGCCTTCCTGTGTTGGTGAATGTTTTCACGCCCCCACGCCAGCCATCGCGATCTGCATTGCGGCCTTCAAGTCGAAGGTTGCGGAAGAGGATGCCATCGCATCTAGGCGGAGGTCAGCATGAACGCCGAACAGCAACTCCTCGCCCTTAGGGAAGCCGCCAAGAAGCATCCTAACCGCCGGCTATCTGCCGCTGTGGCCAAGATGGACGCCGACGCTCGCACAAACCAGCTGGGTGAAGAGATCGAGTACCGGCGCCACAAGACACCGAATGAGGTTGCCCTGTCGCGCGCGATCCGTCCTTTTCAGGAGTTTGTCGCAAATCTGCTGGGGAGGGTGTGATGGCTCGAACAGTATCGGAATGGATCGGCAAGTCTGACGATCACCGCGCGCCCGGCAGCGTCCGAGACCGCATCATGGAAAGAGACAAGCGAATTTGCCATCTCTGCCAGTGTGAAATTCAGCCCGCGCAGAAATGGGATTTGGATCACGTCAAGGCGCTGATCAATGGCGGCGAAAACCGGGAAACAAATTTGCGACCCGCTCATCGGAAATGCCACGTCGAAAAAACAGCACTCGATGTTGCCGAGAAGGCCAAGGTCGCGGCTATCCGCAAAAAGCATCTTGGTATCGCTCGCCCGAAGCAGACGATCAAGTCCGCTCCGTTCCCCAAATCCGAGAAGCCCAAAAAGGCCGTCGTCTACCGGCCCGTCACGTTCTATCGCGAGGATACGCCATGACCGCATTGGAAGAGATCAAGAAGGCGCTGGAAGGCGTGACGCCGGGACCGTGGAAGTGGTTTGGAAATGCCAATAGCAACCACGTTTACCTTGCTACTACACACAGTGGTCGTAGATACGTAATGGATTTCGTGCGCTGGGGCATGAAAGGAGCACAACCGCGATTTCAGCCAGAGCGCGGAGGGATGGTCGATGCGAAGGATCTATTGCAATTTGAGGTTGGAGATCAGTCCATAGTTGGCATGGACGCAGCAAGAAAAGATGGCAGCGTTTATAGATATGACGTGCGAGGTATTGATTGCCCTGACGCCCGATACATAGCGGCCGTCAACCCTGCGGCCATATCCGAACTTCTCTCCACCCTCGAAAGCTTGCAGCGCGAGAACGAGGAACTCAGGGCATGGCAGGCAGGCGCTATTTCTTGCCGAGAAGCGGAGCAAGCCCGCATTGACGACTACAAGAGAGAATTGGAAGAGGCCCTTTGCGCTCATGATCTTGCCACACGAAAGCAGACGGAAGCCTTTTGCTCTGTTCAATCCCGCGCCGAGGCAGCAGAGGCCGAGGTGAAGCGTCTTCGAGAGGCCTTGGAGCGGTTTCTTCCATACCACGACGTAGAATACGTTCCGAACACCTTGTTCGACATTGCCCGCCAAGCCCTCGCCAGCACAGGAGGCGAACACCATGCAGAGTGAAGAATTGAAGCCCTGCCCGTTCTGTGGACACTCGGCGCACATTGAGCAGCGCGGCGATCGTAGCATGTCCACGATCTACCAATGCGACAATTGCGGGTGCTCATTGGAAACGGGAGAGGAGTTTAATCACGGGGCTGGTTGGAATAACCGCGCCGCCCTCGAAGCCGCCCTGTCCGCTGCGGAGCCGGTCGCAACTGTGGCTGAAATGGGCGCAGGTGGAATGCGCGTGTTGATGCCTCACCCGCTCGGTTCGGCAGATCATCTTCCGATTGGAACGAAACTCTACGACGCCCCTCCCGCGCCATCCGTGGCCGTGAAGGATTTGGACTGGAAGGCTCATAACGAAGGTTTTAGCCACGGTCGGATGCATTACGGTACTGGCGCATTCGGACACTGGTACGGCGTAAGTAGGGTGAATACTGGTTGTTGGGCGTGCGTCCATCACGTTGACGGAAAGCCCGCTCATCTGCCGATGACTGAAAGCCTAGACTCCGCTAAAGCCGCCGCTCAAGCCGACTACGAGGAGCGGTGATGGGCTGCGATACCTGCCGAGAGCTTCTTGCCGAAGGACTGGACTTGTGCGTCCGAGCGCGCCAAATGGACGCCATGGACCGCAGAGAGGCTGCGCTGAAAGCCTCCAAGGTTCCCGAGGAATGGCTTGAGAGAGGGAAATTCGATGAATATGTGGAGCGCCACAACATCGAACGCCCGCATGCGCCGATTGCCACGAGAAGCGGAACCGTTCGCCTTTGGGTAGAAGAACAGTATCAAACCGACCTTGCAGAATGGGAAAAGAAATCGCGCCACCACCTCATGCAGGGGTGCCGAGCGGCGCTTGAAAGGAGCGAGGGATGACGAGCCTGTTTGACCAAGCCATATCGCCATCGGCCGCCGTTGAAAAAATGGCGGCTTGCGGTATCCACCTTTCCGAACGAACATTGAGAGAGCGGGCCAGACAGCTTGGCGCCTGCCGCGTCATTGGCAAAGCCATGTTCCTCATGCCGTCCGATATCGAGACAATCATCAATTCCGCACGACCGGAGCCCAACGAATGCCCAACCTCAAAAAGCGCGGAGACATCTGGCACTACAGTTTCACGGTGGACGGAAAGAGATACCGAGAAACTTCTGGAACGGGTGACAAGCGGCTCGCGGAAGACATCGCGATCAAACACGAAGACCGGGTCCGTCGTGCCGCTGTCCACGGCCAGGAGGCAATCCTAACCTTCCCAGAGGCGGTTGCCGAATATCTGAATGATGGCAAGGATGGGCGGTTCACAGCACCGCTCATTCGTCATTTCAGGAAGTGGAAAGTCAAGGACATCACTGGACCGGAAATCCGCAAGGCCGCCAAGCTCCTATATCCCGATGCCCAGCCAGCGACATGGAACCGGCAGGTAATTACGCCCATGCGCGCCATTATCAATCATGTGGCTGAGGCCAAGCGCCTGCCCAAGATATCGGTGAAAAGGTTCAAGGAAGAAAAGAAGCGGCGGCCGGCAGGAAGTTCCGATTGGCTGAACGTATTCAGCAAGACCGCCAAGAAGCTTGATATGCCGGAAACTGCCGCAATGGCTCGGTTCATGTTTGAAACCGCCACCCGCGTCTCTGAGGCTTGCCGCCTGACATGGGATGACGTGAACCTACAGCTTGGTGTGGCCTACCTCGCCAAAACCAAGACAGAACCCAGGAAGGTGTTTCTGACGCGCTCGATGGTTATCGAACTGGCGAATATCAGGAACTTGTACCCGATCCTGGTCTTTGGCGCGGCCAACCGATCGACGGCAAAGAAGCGCTTTGACAAGGTGATTGAGAAGGCTGGTTTGAACCGCCTCACAAGCCACGAAATTGGACGCCATGGGTTTGCTACGGAGATGATCCGCCGCAATGGCGTTGATGTGGCGACGACGGCAGACCACGGCGGATGGAAGTCACGCAGATTGCTGATGGAAACGTATGTTGAGGGGGATGCCGACCGGGAAGTTATCGACCGGGTTTTTGGCAAGAAAGAACGTCGTTGACACACGGTTGGCACACGACGATTTTTATAAAAAAGTTATTGACCGAAATAAATAACGAAATCAATTGATTAGGAGGTTGCTGGTGGAGAATGAAAACTCCCTTAGCAGGGGAGCGCCTTCGACCACTCGGCCACCTCTCCGGTGCGGCCTGATTATTGCGTAAAAAAAATGAATGCAAGGCTTTTTCGCCAAGAAGCCGAAAAACCTGTTGGCTGAACAGCCGCGCGCGAAACTTTGCGGCCAATTCGGGAACTTCTTTAGTGTCGGCACGTTCTCGCTTCGGTAACAAAAGAGGTGTTTCTAATGGCTCAGACCAAACTGAATGTTGTCGAAGACACGATCGAAAACCAGATTGCCGAGCTGCGCTCGCAAATCGCGTCGCTCTCCAAGTCCGTTTCCGCCCGTGCGGAAGGCGTGAGTGAGGATGCATCCGAATTTCTGGATGAGGCACGCGGTCGCGTTCGCAAGGCTGCGAGCAATGTCCGTGCGCAGGGCCAGAATGTGGTGGAAGCGGTCAAGGAAAATCCCGGTACGGCAACCTCGCTGCTGACGATCGTCGGCGCACTCGGTTTCGCAATCGGTTATGCGGTTGGTGCGGGTACGCAGCAGAACTCGTCGAACAGCAGCCTTTATCGCTGGCGCTGATGACGGCATGAGAGTTAGAGTTAGGGCAAGGCGGCAAAGTCCCGCCTTGCCTTTTTTGCATTGATTTCAAGACAACCGATATGGGGGGACCGGAAATGCTGTTCAGCAACGATCTTGAAGAGGCATTGGCGGACTTTGCCAGAGATCACGGCATCGACAGGGACGAAGCCATCCACCGCATCGTCCGCGCCGCCCTTATCAACAGCGGCTACCTTGCATCCGGCGAAGAAGGCATTCCGCCGGAAAAGCTGAATGCCAGCAACGACGATTGA